TTCCAGTGAATTAAATAATATGCTTTGGGATGCCGAGTTTTCATTCAAAAGAATCGCTGAATCCTTTGGCCGGATGATCACCGAAATGATGATCCAAAAACAAATGATGCGGCTGTCTGAAGGTATTTCCAGCTGGGTTGGTGGCTTGTTTGCCAGCGAGCACGGAAACGTTTTTTCCGGCGGTTATCATGTTGAAAAATACGCCAGGGGCGGAATAGTGGACAAGCCCACAATATTTCCCATGGCAAATGGTGCCGGGCTTATGGGCGAGGCCGGGGCTGAAGCCATCATGCCACTTACCCGCATAGGCGGGGATCTGGGGGTAAAGGCCCAGACCGGGCCGCAAAATGTGCGAATTGAGATCCACAACGATTCCGTCCAGGGTTTGGAGGTAACAGAGGCCAGATCCGAATTTGACGCCCAGGGTATGATTGTAAGCCTCTGGATCGACGCATATCAGCGCAACAAGGGCGGGCTTAGGAATGCGATTGGAGGATGAGAAGGCAGCAAGTGAGTTGTCAATAGTGAGTAGTGAGTAAAAAACAGAAATGAGTTAAAGGCGGGTGAAGCCATTGGCAGATTTTCCAGACATACCAAATCCGAGTTATCAATCCGGGGGCAAGAATGTAAAGGCCCAGGTGCGCACAGAGTTTGAGGCAGGCTATGTGCAAAGCCGGGCAAGGCATTCCAGGGCCAGAAAAACTTTTTCCCTTACCTGGAACTATTTAAGGGAGGCTGATTTCGCGCTACTTGAAGCCTTTTTTGAAGCCAACCAGGGCGGGATGTTTACCTACAGCTTTTTGGGCACTGGAAATTATCGCTTTTCAGACGATGAGCTTAACTGGACCTGGAATAATTATCAGACCAGGCAGGTCAAGCTGAATGTGGAGAAAGTATAGATGCCCCTGCCCCTGTCATCTGTAGCTATTGAAGAAAAAAACAAGATTGCCACAAGCGATTCTGTTTTTCTGCTGGCTTTAAAAATCGAAATCCCTGGAATGGCAACGCCCATCCGGGTGGTGGCAAACACCGAAGATATAACCTGGCAGGGTGAAACCTGGCAGGCGTTTCCATTTGAGATCAATGAAATTTCCGAGGCCGATTCCGGCGAGGTCCCGCGTGTGGATGTGCGCGTGTCAAACGTGTCCCGCGAGATCGAGTATTACCTGCACGCCTATGACTTTTATTGCAAGACTAATGGTTATGAGCCCATTGTATGTACCATCTATGTTTTAAACTCTTTAAACCTGGCATCTGACACCCCGGAAGTGGACCACCTTTTTGAGCTCATCCAGCCAAAAACAAACCCCCAGTGGGCAACATTTACCCTGGGCGCGTCAAACCCCTGGACCAGGCGTTTTCCTGCCCGGCGGCTTCTGCCCATGTGCCAGTGGGTGTTTAAATCCGATGCGTGCGGTTATAGCGGTGCGGAAACCGAGTGCGACAAAACCCTTTCAAGGTGCAGGGAGCTTTCCAACTCTGAAAGATTCGGGGGGTTTTATGTCACCGGATTTTAGCGATTTGATGGGCGTGCCCTTTGTTGACGGTGGCCGCGATCCCAAAGCGGGTTTGGACTGCTGGGGCCTGCTCATGGAGGTATGCCGCCGCATAGGCTATGACGTGCCTGATTTTACTGTGTCTTGCTTTGATACATCTGAGATCGGAGAGATTGCCCGCATTGAAATTGTCCGGCGTCTGGAACCGGCCGCCATGCCGGAGCCTGGGGCGGTGGTAACAATGGCACTTGATCCTGAGGCGCCAGACGAGATCCAGCATTTCGGGGTATGCATAAATAACCGGCGGTTTATCCATACCACAAAGGAAACAGGCGTGATTAAAACTATGCTTTCCCATCGTTTTTGGGGCAGAAAAATAAAAGGCTTTTACCATTGGAAAAAGTAAAGCTCATATATATTGCAAACGCCTTTGATCCGGTGCGCTCAAGGCAGATAAGCGAAATTGAACCGGGAACAAGCGTTTCTGATGCTTTGGCTGATTGCGTGCCAGCTCTTGGCATATCTTATGCCGCTGCCGTAAACGGGGTTTTAATCCCGGAGCCTGACCGGGCAGCCCGCATTTTAAAGCCGGCAGACACCCTTTCTTACTGTGCCACACCGGGCGGGTCCGGCAAGAAAAACCCCTTTGCCATTGTGGCCATGATAGCTGTGATGGCTGTTGCCTGGTATGCGGGCGGGGCACTTGCCGGGGCATATTTTGGCGGATCGCAGATGGCAGCCGGGCTTATTACAACCGGGATTACCACCGTGGGCGGCCATCTGGTGTCCTCTGCTTTTCCTGCAAAGCTTGATGTGGCAGACGGCACGGGGAAAGCCTTTTCAACATCGCAGACCTACGGCTGGTCTGCCGGGGAAAATGTATCCGAGCCGGGCAGGGCAATACCTGTGTTGTTTGGAAAGCACCGGGTGGTGCCGCCTATGATTGCCCGGTATGTGGAAAGTGTGGGAGATAAGCAGTATCTTAACATGCTTTTTGCCGTGTGTGGTCACGAGGTTGATTACACAGAAAAAGCAGCTCAATTAGAATCTGGAGCTTCCGGGCAGGTAATTTATCCGTCCATTGATAATATCCATATCAATGATCAGCCTGTTGATAATTATGAAAATATATTTATTGATTCCAGGGCCGGGCTGCAAGACCAGCCATCGGTATGGTTTTTCAATGATCAGCGCACAGATGAGCTGGTAAACATCCCTATTACTGCAGAATGGTCCACCAGACAACTATCCCAGGCCGTTGACCGTTTCGGGGTGGGTCTGGCGGCCCCGCGAGGGCTTTATTACGCAAATGACAAAGGCGGCCTTGACGAAATCACTTTGCAGCTCGAAATGCAATACCGCAAAATCGGGGATACTTCTTGGCGACCATGGGTAGGGCTTGCTGGGTATCATGATGGCGACGGGGCTATTTTAGATTCAGGCAATGTGGTTTTTGGGTCGGGCAATTCGTTTATACATATTGCTGATGTATTTTTATATCAGCAATTTTCAAAGGGCATGCTGGACTCCAGTGTGGTTCTTCAGACTGAATCTCCGTCTTCCCCTGGAACATGGTTGACCCACAATATAGAATTTGTGCGGACAACCGTGCGTCAAACCATGGATTCATTCTATAATTCAAGCTTTACTTTCGTCTGTGAGCTTACCGTGTCCGGCGATCCGGTGCCAGCAGGCGTTGAAAACTATCGCTACACTACTCCAGCAGCCTTAACGGCAGGTCAGAACGACACAAAACGCTGGTGGTTTGAGTGCCTGCAGCCTTATGACGGCAAGGCACAGTATGAATACCGGTTCCGCTTTGCATCCGAGCCTCCGGACGGCAATCGCTACGGAACCGAGGTGCGGGTGGATTATCATCAGCATATTGTTGAAGACCCGTTTTCATATCCGTACACTGCAATTTTAGGCGTGCGCGCCCTTGCAACAGACCAGCTTTCCGGAAGCCAGCCCCGGGTTAGCTGCGATGTTGAAAGATCCACCATACCCATTCCCGAAAACGGCATTGACGGCGGGGCCCTTGTTGATATGCCCGCTGATAACCCTGCCTGGGTTTGTTATTTTCTTTTGCACAACGCATTAAACGGCGGGGGTGTGGATGCTGAAAGAATCGAGTATGACGCCTTTGAAGCCTGGGCCGCAAATTGTACGGCAAACAGCCTTACCTGCAATATCTATTTTGATGACATCACGAATTTAAAGCGCGCCTTGGATGTTGTCGGCATGCTGGGCCGGGGCCAGGTGGTGCAGATGGGATCGCGCTTTACCTGCATCACGGATTTCCCTGATGACTCTGTGCAGCGTTTTTCGTTCGGCATGGGAAACATTGCAGTCGATTCTTTCAACGAGGAATGGCTGCCCATGGAAGACCGGGCAGACACCATTGAAGTAACATTCTGGGATGCTGCAAATGATTATGCGCGCACCCCGGTGACAGTCCAGCAAAACAACGTGCCCTCATCGCGGCAGGAAAACCGCCAGACCCTGATGCTATACGGCTGCACAGACCGGGAAATGGCCCTAAAGCATGCAAAGTTTCTGCTTAACAAGGCCAGGTATTTAACCCTGACCGCCTCATGGAGTGCAGACATCGACGCCTTGGCATGTATGCCCGGCGATATTGTGGACGTCTCCCATGACGTGCCCCAGTGGGGCCAGTCCGGCCGCATTGTGGCGGCCACTGCCGATACGGTAACACTTGACCGGGAAGTTCCCCTTGTGTCCGGCAACATCTATGCAGTTGACGTTCGCCACGGCGATGACACCCGCGAGACTGCAACCATTACGGCCACGGCAGATGAGACCACTGACACCCTAAACTTAGATGCACCATGGACAACGATTCCTCAGCAGTATGATAACTATGCCTTTGGCCCGGTAAACAATGAAACAAAAGCTTTCCGGGTTGTAAGCATATCAAAAGACAAGGACCTGCGGCGCAAGGTCCAGGCGTTAGAATATTATCCGGAAGTCTATGATGATGATGTGCTGATTCCCGAGCTGACCCCGCCCACTTCTGCCGGGATTTTCGGGTTAAATGTGCGTGAGGCATGGGTGACAAATGCAGACGGGTCCGGCAGATCCATCCTGCATGCCTCCTGGCGCGATTCCGCGATTTTAACGGGTTATTTTTCCACCGTGCCCGTATCTGTATATATCCGGCAAGGCGACAGCGCCTGGCAGTGGCTGGGCAATACCTTTGACAGCCATTATATTGTTGACCGGCCACTGGTTGTTGGCAAAACCTATACCGTATCCGTTGCACGGGCAGGCACCCCGGCAGGCCAGGGGGAACAGGCGTCTGTAACAATCGAGGGCAAAGCCATTGCCCCGGATATTGTTTATAACATTGCCGCAGCAGCCGTGTCTGACGGGATTCAGATTACCTGGGATGAGATAGATTCTGTTGACCGGCTTGAATATGTGATTGTATCAGGCACGGATTTTGAGACCGGCACCGAGCTGGGCCGGGTGGCAAGAGGCCCGTTTCATGTGCCCTTTCCCATCACCCCGGACACTTACCAGTTCTGGGTGGCAGCAGTTGACCGCACCGGCAATGTGACCGAAACCCCGGAGTCAGCATCAATTATAATTGAAGCGCCAGACACCCCTGCCCCGGCTTACACTGTTGTGGGAGAGCAGCTCCAGATCCGCTGGCCGGATGCAAAAACCAGCTTCCCCATAGATTATTATACCGTGGCAGCCGAAGGCGTAACAGACGAGCTTGACGCCCGGGTGTATTCCGAGCGCATCTCCTGGACCGGCACCCGGCAATATATGATCACCGCCTATGATGCTTCCGGCAATGCAAGCACCACAGCAACCCTTGATGTTTCAGTTGATTCCGTGCCTGCCCCGTCAGCGCTTGTTGCCACGGGGCATCCCTATGAAATCCGCCTGACGTTTTCATACACCCAGGGCCCCAATTTTGAGGCCCTGGAGATCTGGGCGGCAAAGACCACAAATAACCGGGATCTGGCCGTAAAAATTGCCGAAACCGGGGCCACAAGCCATACCCTGTCCGGGGTGGATCTGTCAGACACTTACTATTTCTGGATCAGGCAGCGCGACACATTCGGCAATCATTCAGACTGGTATCCTGCCGGGCAGTATGCCGGGGTTGAAGGCGCTGCATCAAATGATCCGGCAGACTACCTGGAGATCCTGGCCGGGTCAATCACCGAAGATGAGCTTTTTTCCGGCCTGCTTGACCGGATCAACATGATTGACACGGATATGGTCTACAGCCAGGTATATTCCGAGGTGTTCACGGGCTTAGACGGCTATGTGGACGGGCTTTACAGAAATGATATGGCCATCCGGGGTTCTCTTATTGCCGAATCAAACGCCCGGCTTGAGCTTGGCGCACGGGTCACAGTCAATGAAGACAGCATCATATCCCATTCCGCCCAGCTAACGACCCTTGAAAATGCCATAAATGACCCGGAAACCGGGCTTGATGCCCTGTCTTCAGCAACACGGCTGCTTGACTCTCGCGTTGAGGTAACCGAAGGTGACATCACGGCCAATGCCACAGCTATAACGAACTTGGAAGTGGTGGTAAATGATCCGGGGACCGGTGTTTCTGCAAACGCTTCAGCAGTAGACGCGCTTGATGCAAGAGTTACCGTAAACGAGGGTGACATCACGGCCAATGCCACAGCTATAACGAACTTGGAAGTGGTGGTAAATGATCCGGGGACCGGTGTTTCTGCAAACGCTTCAGCAGTAGACGCGCTTGATGCAAGAGTTACCGTAAACGAGGGTGACATCACGGCCATCGCATCAGATATTACAACCCTTGAGGCTGGAGTCGGCGACAACTCTGCATCCATTACAACCAATGCCACAGCCATTGCAAACCTGGAAGGCGACGTTAAGGCTGAATATTCCCTCTGGCTAAATGCCAACGGCCACATAACCGGCTTTCGTTCCATGATCGATCATACCGGGTCATCAGAATTTGATATTGTTTCCGACCGGTTCAGGATCATCAACCAGAACAGCTCGGGGGATCTCATAGTGCCCTTTGTTGTCGGCACGGTCAATGGAGTGTCTACCGTGGGCATAAACGGCAATCTGGTTATAGATGGGTCTATCCTGGCCCGGCACATAGACGTTGACACCCTGTCTGCAATTTCAGCCGAATTGGGAACCGTTACGGTATCAGGTACTGATGGGATTTTAGTAGAGGGCGGAGGAAATATAGAAATTGAAGGCGCAGACGCTTCTCCAGCAGAACTAAGATTATTTGGGACATCATATAGTGCCTCATTCAAAACAACCACTTCTGGCTCGGTTCCTTTTTTTGAGCCGTCGTCAAATAATGTGTTGGGGTTTTCTGTTGGGACTTATTTTAAGCAATTTTTAAAATTTGACGTTTATGCTTCAGCCTTCACCACCTTTCATAGCGACAATATTAGACTATACGGAATTACAACTATTGGACAGTCAGCAGGACATCAACACACGATTACAGGCTTTTT